CAACTAGTAAATCATTGTGAAATAGTCCTATTTTATGTTTTGATTTGTCACCACCTTGTATGTGGTTAGCTTCTAAAAACACATTGGCTTCTTTTGGTGTTAATTCTCTTATAGTGCATTTTCTTGCATATATCCTATCACTACTACACCCTAGTATGTTTTTCAGCTTACCTTTAACTAATTCCTGCTTATTTTGCCACTCGTCTGAGAATATGTGGATGAGTCTTATTCCTAGTTTTTCTAAGGTTTTAGTTTTGTTTAGGTGATATTTTCTATCTGCTATTTTTGATTCTGAGTGGTAATATAAGCCGTCATACTCTATTGCTATGCTTTTGGTTGGTATGTATATATCTATCTCCTTTCCATTTAACAGGGTTCTATTATTCTCTTCTATTAGGTCTGCAGAAATTAAAGACTTGATATAAGTTGTTATTTCCTTTTCGTCTTTTGATTGATTAGCAAAGCTAGGTGCATAAGGTTTTCCATATTTTGTTAGGCAGGTTTGAATTCGCTTTTTCATAGAGTCGTCACTGAACCTTGGATGATTGCTACCATACTTCTCTGCAGCGGTTTGTCTTATGGATTCAATTATATCTTTGTTCTTCGTAGGAAAAATATAGCCATACTTTTGTAGATTGGTTTTGTGTTGTTTCTCTAGCATACTATCCTTGTTTTTAGATATGTGTGCATATCTACATTTTTTATCACAAAAGGCTTTGGTTTCGCTTTTTAATGTTATAAATTCTTTTGCACAAAAAACACACTTTCTTGTCTCGGACCCTACCGTTCCTTTTAACTTTTTTGTATTATTTATTTTTCTTGATTTACTCTTGCAACCCTCCTCAGTTTTACCATAATCTACCATACAAGACCTACTACAAAACTTCTTTTTTTGCGATTGATAACTTTCAAAAGATTGCTTACAAGACAAACAAGGTGTGATGACTTTCATGCTTATAAATATACACTTTTTTGACCAAAAAGAAAAATCCTATAAGCTTTTTTTGCCTATAGGATTTAAAATAAAATTTGTTAACGAGATACTTAAACCAAGTTTAAAAAACTAGTAGTTTAATACTGCGTAATCGTATCCTATTGTTAATTGGATTTCAACTTGTGTTTCAGTTGACCAATCCAAGTCACCAAAGTTTGCTGTTTTAATATAAGCTCCTACTATAGTCCAATTTTCAATTTTATCTCCTACTGGACCTAATGTAAAAATATCAAAACTCTTTTTATAGAAGTCCGCATACCCATCTCTTCCAGTTACTGATTCATGAGCTGTTCTAACCCACTCCATTACTGATTGAGCTCCTGAAGGAACTATTGGATCGTATAAAGTCATTGTTAAATCTTGCCACTTACACTTTCCTTTCAGCTTGCGTATAATATTTATATGGTCTAACACTACTTCACCACATTCAAGCTGCGGTCTGTTCACTTTTTTCATTATAAAGGCAGGAATACCTTGTACTTGCATTATAAACCTATTTTGTACTTTAGGTTCATATGGTGTGTAGAATATTTCCTCGTTTTCTATTAAATTTGCCATGTTATTGCTTTTTTATTTTTATATAAATATTATGCATTAGTAAAAGTTGCTCCAGTTGGAAGAATATTAAAGTCAAGTATAATATATTCAGCTGATTTTGCAGGTTGTAGATATATTTGACCATACATGATATTTCTATCAATTACATCTGGGGTATTGTTTGTTTCATCCATTACTACTCTGAAGGCATATAAACCTTGACGTGACTTTACAGTATCTAGGTAAGGTGTTACAATGTTTATAAATCTTTGACGAGTTGCTGTTGTGTTATTTTCAAACACTAAGTAACGACTTGAACTTGCAATAAACTTTTTAAGTGTAATTAACAATCTTCTCACATTAATTCTGTCTAATGCTGAAGGTTTAACTTGTAATGTTTTTTGACCCCATATACAGATTCCTTGTGCTGGAAAAGTTGCTATTGGATTAATTCTGTTTTCATATAGATCATCACGATTTGCTTGAGTTAACTTAGATTCTGCATCAATTGCTTCTGCTACACCACCTCTGTTTAATCCTGCAGGGGCAAACCATTCATAAGACACTGAATCATTATAAGCAAATACTCTTGGTACTACAACTGAAGGTGGTACCCAAACTGGTTTATTTCTGTCTGTGTCAAGTATTTTAACCCAAGGCCAATATACACCAACATAGTTTGAATCAATTGAGCTGTTTGCTACTGCTGATACTGCAGCTGCTGCAGATGAACCTTGTACTACTGGGTCTGCTATTACAAAAGCATCTCCTCTGTCCTCAGCTACTTCAATGGCTTTGTTTATGATAGATGAGTGGTCTGCTATTGTTGCACCTGGTGTTACAATCAAGTTTACATCGTATGAATTTGCATCACTAATCACATTCAAAGCTTTTATGTAGGCAACTGAACCTGGTGATGAAGCGTTTGTGCAATCCATTCCAAACAAGTTTCCTGGGAGTATATTTGCTCCTGTATTTTTAGGAATTGCTGGATCCATTCCATCAAAACCTCCTTGCAAAGCAACATTAAATTTAAGTACATTGGAAACATCCAACCCAGCAAACACTGAGGCTGATATGCTTGATCCACCAACAAAGGTAGAGTTTGTACTTACTTTTGATGCACTTGGGTGTACAAAACACTCATCTAAGTTAAACCCACTTCCGTTTTGTACAGTTCCATATGCTAAAGGTTTCAAATAGTTTGCATTATCAGCTACTATGTAATCCCAACCATAATAAGCTTTTTTATTATAAGCTCCGTTGATTACTGTGTTTTGTGTAATATAAGAGGCTGTTGGCATACTAAAGCTTGAAGAAATTGGTTGAACCATTGCTTCAAAACCATAAGGTCTTACATTTGCGGTAATAGCTTTGTTTTTTACATCGTCAACTACCTCTATACGAATATAGTTAGAAACATTATCATAATCTCCATTTAATGTAGCTACTCCAGCATCACTAACTGTGTAATATCTATCTCCAATTTTACGACAAATGTAATTTGGTGAATCTGGGTCTAGGTTCAAGTTGTTGAATGTTTCCAATACTACTGGTCTTTGATCAGTGTCATCATATTCTCTCACCAACAAAGTAAATAATCCATAATTTGTACCTTGTAATGTTCCAGGCAATGCATTATTGATGATGCTAATCTTTACTGAGGTGTTGGTATCTGTACCATCAGCTAAGGTTTTAACTTGGAATAGTTGAAGCTTTTGACCTCCTATAATTTGTGAGGTTATATATGGTGTTGTAGCTGGTTGGTAAGTTGCTGCTGTGGATTGTGATAAATTAAGCAATGCTGCTGTGTCTATAGCAGATCCAGTAACTACAGCATGTATTGAGCCTGATAGTCCAGTTTGAGTACTTAGGAAGTTTGTAAAATAAGTTTGAGTGTAACCTCTATTTGCTCCTCTTACTGAAGTACCTAAAACATTGGTTAAAGAGTTTACACTAGCTGGGTTTAATGAGGCTGTTAATCTTTGTACTGACACATTTGAGCCTGATAAGCTAAATCCGAAGGATCCTGTCACACTTTGACCAACAAAAGCACTAAAGTCTGATCTGAAGTAATCAGATCCGCTAGATCTTCCTACTGTGACCGTTGGTTGAATAACTCCTACTAATCTATATCCTAGACTTGATGAGTGTATGATTTGCACCGCATTAGTAGAGTAACCACCTTCTTGTAGAACTCTCACTACTGTTACGGTTCCTGCTGATTGTAAATAACTCTTTACTGTATATGGTACATAAGTTTCTTCACTTAAACCACCAAACTTTGCAATAAAGTCGTTAAAGTTGTTAACTATAGTGGGTACAAATGCAGGTCCTTTTGTTGTTGGACCAATCACAACAGCTCCTATTTCAGAGACACCTGTTGGTAAAAACGAAAGATCTTTCTCGTTAGTAAAGACGGCTGGTGATACTATTCTTTCTGCCATTTTAAATTGTTTGCGTTAATTAATTGTTTAATATAAATAGTCTACCATAACTTGAAACCTTATAGTTTTATTTGGGTTTTGGTGTAAATTCCCCAGATTCTAAATTTAAAGAACCTTCACCATATTTTTTATCTAAGTTATCGGCTAGTGCTTTTTCCTCTGTGTTTGTTTGTTTTATTTGGTCAATAATCAAGGCTTCTTTTTCTTGTAAACTTTGCAAATATTCTTTTGCGGTTTCAAGTGATAACTTTAATTGTACTAACTCAATCCCTAACACACTGTATTTTTCTTGTAGAGTTTTTATTTGGGCTAACTCCTCTGCTGTAAAATTTATTTTTTCCATTATTAGTAACTGTTTGTTATAAATATGATCACCCTTGGTTAAAATAAAGCCGGATCAGCAGGATTATCTCCTAATCCATAATATGATGTAGGTTGATATGTAATTGGATTATTGTGAGCTAATCCAAATGCACTTCCACCTTCAAAACTTATAAAACCTAAATTAGTGTTACTTCTACTTCCTCTACTAGATAATAGTTTTACTTGTCCTCTTCTGGAGATTGTCATATTAGAGGGTGATACCCACCTTGCAAATTTTTCAAAACCATCAGTAAATATAATTGTTATGTTTGTGGTATTTGTAGATCTTACTACACAAAACCTTCCTGGTCTTCCTCCAAAAAATTCATTCATTGTTTGAGTTGTTCCACCAGTTATTGTGACTGTATCAAAAGCTATTCTATGCATATTTACCCATCCAGCACTAGTTGCAGTAACAAGTAAAGTTGTTCCTCTAGCTATTACTGTTCCTTTTATGTAGTTTAAATTTCCGTTTTTATATAGATTTGGAAATGTAGTATTAGCTGATGCACCTAACCTATAGGTTCCTCCGGTATTAATTACTAGAGGATTTGAAAAAACAGTAGATGATCCTCCATGTACCCAAAATCCACTACCAATTAAATTGATAGTAGCTGTTCCTTGGACTGCCCCAGAATTAGAATTTTCTAAGCTTCCGTTTACATATATACTAGATCCATTTAAAGTTAGACCAACAGTTGCTGCAAATCTTAGGTAGGTACACCAAATATCTATAAGTATACTCCACGTACCAAAAGTTACATTAGACCCAATGTCTACTCTATTCCAGCTTGTGCCTAAGGTATCAATTGATCCTATTGCGTTTGTGATACTTAATACTCTTGGTGGTATAAATGTCCCACTTGTTAATTTAAAAGAAACATCTGTAAGAGAGCCTAAAACAAAAATATCAGTTGTAAATGTAACTAAAGGCATATCTATATCAATCAATTTCCAAGCGTTTATGGTATTGGATGATATAGAAATTGTACCTGATGTTGTACTGGAAGTTCCTCCATTAAAGTTTAAAGTAGGTTTTGTTCCACCACCGCTTGGAACTTGAACGTTTCCTAGAGTACCGGTATATGTGTTTAAGTAAATTTTGAAATCACCAACTAAACCCAATGCTCCAGACATATTTAATGTGTTGCACCAAAGGTCGTTAGTTAAAGTTGTAGTTCCACCACCTGCTGCTATTATTATGTTCCATTTCACATTAGATCCTAGATTAAGAGTTCCTAGAGTCATGGTTAAAGTTGCTGAAGCAGCGTTCACTACTCCAGAAGTGTATGAGAATGTACCTGTTGTACTGCTAAAGTTAACAGCTGATATAGTTATAGTATTTGCACCACTGTTTAAATTAAGATTTGTTAACGTTCCAAACTGTCCATTTAGTGTGCCCCCAGCAATCACAAACGTGGTTAAAGAAGTCACTCCTTGAAAAGGTTGGTCAACCGTGTTATTGATACCAGCATTGCAAGTTATTGTTCTTCCACCAGCAAATATATTGGCTAAATTATTTCCTACACTACCTGTATTTGTTACTACTCCACCAAAGGTACAATCTGCGGCAATTGTATATGTTTTTGACGTAGAGATGGTAATAAACCTAAATTCATTAGGCCATATATAACCATTTGGAGTATAGGTGGCTGAGACGTTATTAAATGCTAAAAATCCTGTGCCTCCTACACCCATTCCAGCTCCAAGCGTTATGTTACCACTCACACTGATACCAAAATCCATTGTAATGGTATTTATGTAATTAGTAAAGTTTATTGTAAGACAGACTCTATTAGAAGCGTTTACTGTACAATTTGCTGAGTTAGCATCAAATACTGCATCATCAGCTGCAGTTGGAACTGCTCCATCTGCTGGTCCTCCTGTACTTAATGACCAATTAGCAGCATCTCCCCAATTTGCTCCGGCGTTTCTAAAATAGTACGTAGCCATTAAAAAATAATATCCTTGTTAACTTCTATTTGTGGTATTAAAGCTTGAATTTCTAATGCTAACCTTTTCTTTTCTATTTCTGTTAACCCTCTATTAATAATATTCTGATTTATTTCATTTATGTCTTTAGGAGCAAAATGAGCTACTTCTACTTCAAATTCATCATTATATCTCACAAGCGTATATAAAAATTCTCTGTCTGTTCTTGTACTTAAAATTACAAATTTATTTTCTTCCATATTTTTTATAATTAATAATTTCCTGCGAATGCTTGAGCATCAAATTGATCAAGAGGACTATTAAAGGCTGATTGGGCAACAAATAAAGCTGAGCCTGAAGGCATATATAATGGTAAGTCAAACGTATAGATTGAAGTGGCACCAACTGTTCCAACAGCTCTTGTGACTGCACTGGTTAATACTTCGCCTACAAGAAAGCATGTACCAGAACCAGATTGATTTGTTGGTGAATAAAATATCTTGTGAGTCATGGCTGTTGTTGCTCCTGCGGAAGCGGTTGCTGAGTTACGAAACCTGACCCCATCCACTCTTGTTCCATCTAATGATGCTGTTAATAATGTTACTAAA